ATATTGGAAAACTATAAAAAAAATTAAATAAAATTTACGCTATAAGTATTTAAAAAGACATTAAAGTATTTAAACAATGGCGACTAGCGGTTATACAACGCAGAATGATTTATTGTTAAATAATCTCATGGATTTTTATAAAAATGAGGAAAATTTAAACAGTATGCTAAAAATAATTACAGGAGAGTCTAAAATTTCCTTAAGGATCGTTGATTGGTTTGCAACAAATTATGCTAAAAAGTATTATACTCTATATACAATTGAAGAAGCTTCTGGAAATGATAGAAGATTCAAAGTATATGTTGATTATAAACTAAAATTAAAAGCTTATAGCAAAAAACGTTTTGACCCGTTTTGCAGATGGGACAGAATCAGTATTCCTTATAAGGGAACCACCCATATTGAAACTACAATTGGTCAATTAAACTTTTTTAAATGGACTCTTGAAAATAAGGTAATTCAATATATTGAAGATAATTATGACACGATAGAAAAAGACATGAACAGCCGCAACAGCACAAGCAAGCGAAAGGAGAATGTTGTTGAAAGTGTGAATAGCAAAACCCGGAAGAAGAGAGAAGAGCTGTCTATTTCTGCTACAAAGAGCATTAAAAAGGAAAAGGTTGAAATTGTTGTAAATTTTAATTAGAAAACCGAAAAGGAAAAGGGAAGGAAAAAAGAGAAAAAGAAAAGAAAAGTAAAACAAAAACAAAAACAAAAACTATAATTTAAATATAAAGAAATATTCAAATTATGGGATCTTCTCTATCAATACAAAAAATAAATTTTGAAGATATGCAGATAGCTTGTAAAAATCCAGAAATTTATTTACTTATAAATACAATCAACGAATCAGAACAAGATTGTCTGATATTAAATACAGTAAATGCAAATAAAGAGGAGCAATTGATTAATCATCACATGTATTCTAGTAAGCGGATTCGGATTATTATTTATGGCCGCAACTCAAATGATGAAAAAATATTCGCAAAATATACTCAATTAATAAAACTAGGATTTACAAACGTGTTTGTTTATTTGGGAGGATTATTTGAATGGTTAATGCTTCAAGATATTTATGGATATGATGAATTTCCAACAACAATAAAACAATTGGACTTTTTAAAATACAAACCTCCACAACGATTAAATATTTCGTTAATTGAAAATTAAAAAACCTGTTTAAAGTTAATTTTATTAATAACAATAATAATATTATTAATGAAAAGTTATTTTCTTGATATATCGCCTCAAAAAAATAGTGGGTTTTGTAATCAAATATATTCTATTCTTTACACGTGCGGGCATGCATTGCGAAATAATATACAGTTTATTTTTATTGGAAAATATTTAAAGGGGATAAACACGCAAAATTTCTGCAATGTAAGTGATGTCATTGACTTGAATGCAACAAATCAATTTTTAAAAAACTATAACGTTTTTTTAGTTGATTATTACAATTTTTCATTTACAATTCTTGACGCCAAATATGGAATAGATAACACGTGCATTGATGTTACCAACGAGATTAAAAAATATTGTGAAAATAATAAATTTTATATCAGCACAAACGTTAATTTAAATAGTTTAACTGAAGACCCTGTCAAGTTTTTCAAAGACAGATTTTTTGTTTCGTTAAATCGCAATCAATTAAATTTATACATAACATATTCAATTAATAATATTACGTTTCAAGAAACATATGAACAACAAAACGGATATTTAAAAAAAAACATTGTGTATGATCTTGAAAATGGAATATTTCAACCATCTCTGCGAATACATAATGATTTATCTGCATTCAGTGGATCATTTTTAAAGAATATTGTATTTAATAACGATATTATTAGCAAGGCTAATGCATACATTCAACAAATTATAAAAAATGACAAAAAGTGTAAAATTAATTGCATTCATTTGCGACTAGAAGATGATGCTATTGAACATTGGTCCAAGGAAAATAATATGAATTCAGCATTATTTAAATCTATTATTGAAAAAAAATATATTGAAGAAATACAAAACAATATAGACAAAGATGACACAACGATTATTTTATCACACGATTATAATAATAAAGTTATACAATTTTTAACAGAAAATAATTATAAATACGTTTTAACACCTAAAATGGATGAAAACCGCGATATTGCCGCCATGTATGATATGCAAATTGGTCAGCATTGCAATAACGTTTTTATACTTGTATATGATTCTAGTTTTAGTTATACATTGCTTTATAGAATGAATGAGCCAAATAGAATAAAACCAATACAATTATTTTATATTCTTAAGTAATCCATCATTACTCAATGCATCGGCTCGTTTGTTATTTTGCCGATAAACATGATCATATTCTATTTTTTCAAATACGGACGCCAATAATTTTGCGTTTTTGTGCAATTCTATTAAATTACTAGAATTCACCTTGTATTCACCTCGCATCTGTTTGACCACTAATTGGCTGTCGCCTTTTACGAATAGCTTTTTTATATGCGGTTGATTTGCTGTATGGTTGAGCCCAAGTATTAATCCTGTATATTCGGCCAAATTATTTGTTACTTTATTTCCAACAAAAACGCAGTCTGACCAAATTTCTTCATCATTTTTATATAATACGGCTCCTGCTCCACCCGGACCAGGATTACCTTTGCTGCACCCATCAAAATATAAAACATAAATATCATCTATTTCATATTTTGAAGAGTTGTCACTCTTTTTTATCAACGGCAGTTTCATTGCAGGCGAAAACATGATGGTTTTATAATATATTTATACTTGTATTTATATTTATATTTATATATCAATTTTTAATGATATAAATATAATTTTGAGTAAATTAATAAATATAATAAACTATTATAAATATGCTCTTTAACAAATTATTGTTTTCTCTCTTTGTTGGTTTTGCAACATTGGTAAGTTCAGATACACAGTGCCCAGTGGTTCCAACAACGCCAGCAAACAGAATTTCAAGTGGTTCTTCCACATTCAAGATAATGCAATATAACATAGAATGGTTTTTTGTTGATTATTATAGCGCAGCAGATTGTCCAGGTGATGGGTGCAGTTGGAAAAATTCAACAGCCGCGACAACACACGTTGATTATGTTTCAAAGGTTATTGCGGATTTGAATCCAGATATAATTAATTTTTGCGAGGTTGAGGGTTGCGACGAATTAAATTTATTAGTATCTAAATTGGGGTCAAATTTTGGTTATAAACCCTACTTAAAAAAAGGCACCGATACTGCAACCGGACAGAATGTAGGAATGATAACGCGTGTAGATCCCAAAACTGATTTGCAAAGTTCGGAAGAAAAGGTTAGCTACCCGATTAGTGGGTCTAAATGCGGATATACAGGCGCACCTTCAACTACAGGAGTAAGCAAACATTATTTCACAGAATATTACTGGTATGGACGAAATGTATTGTTTGTGGGGGCGCATTTAAAAGCATTTCCAACAGACCCTACATCTTGCGCTCAGAGAGAAGGTCAAGCACAGATTCTTCAGAATATTATTTATGAATATTTTAACAAAGGATATGAGATAATAGTTCTAGGAGATTTTAATGATTTTGATGCCGAAGTAATGGATGCAAATAATAATAAACCCACATCGCATGCATTGGATATAATAAAGGGAAAATTTGGAACGTATGCTGGCAAATATGAGCTAAAAACCGCGGAAGAAAAAATTCCACAGAATCTGAGATTTTCTGATTGGTGGGATAAAAATGACAATTGCGTCTCTTCGCCTGATGAATTTTCACTAATAGACCACATTTTGCTTACACCTTTTTTAAATGATAAAATTAAAAAAGCATATATATACCAAGGTTATACCGAGTTTTGCGATACGTATAATTCAGATCATTATCCAATGATAATTGAGTTGGATGGAAATATTTAAATATACTCGCATATTTCTGTCATATATGTGTTGTCTTCCCTTTTTACAACTTTAAATGGCTTTCCGCATCCAAAGATGAGGTTTTTTGTAATAAGTTCATCGCAAATTTCTTTTGATGCGTGAGGGTCTATTTGTTTTCCAACATCCTTCATAATACCGTGACGAAAAATATGACAATTTAATTTTTCAATAATAATACTGCTTTTGCAATGCGGACACTCAACAATTAATTCGGTTGCGGACATATATAAATAATATAACTAAAAAATTTTATATTATTTTATGGATAAACTTAATAAACAAATCTACTCAATAGACAATCTACAAAGTCAATACTGTTTCCAACGGACCCGAGTATTCAAGCATGTAAATAAATTGTTTGACATTATAAATCCACACTCCTAGAATGTCAGCATTTTCATAAATATCAACGTTTCCATCTAACGTCAGGGTTGGCGAATCAGACATAACAGACATCATATAGTCATGATAATTGCTGCAATTTTGCAGATAGTCCAGAGGAATGCAACCCTCGCCATCTCTAGAGCGCTTTGTAATTCTTTCATGACAAATCTCAGGAAGAGTATTCACATAAATCAACCCAGCAACTGGAAATTCTTGTGCAAACGTGTCAAACCATTTTCTATATATTTGGAAATTAACATCCTCAATTTTATTATCATCATACAACATTTGAGCAAATACATATTTATCGGTATCCAAACTACGTTCTGTAATAAATACTGTTGCTTGTGGATTTTCTGCGACTGCATTTTTAAAAGCGGCAAGTCTTGAAATATATGCCATCATTTGAAATGGAAATGAATATCTCTCTTGATTGCCGTAGAATTTTTGCAACATTGTGCAGCCATTGGCGTCCTTAATTTTTTCCCATTCATCCACTGGTTCTTTCAAAAAGACAACATTTGGATTATCTTTTAGTGATGCTTTTAGGTTTGCAAGCAGAGTGGATTTTCCAGAACCAATGTTCCCCTCAATTGAAACAAACCTTTTGGGCAGTAATGTTGTCATTTCTGTTATAATGGATGTAGGTTTTTTTAAGTTATTTCAATGAATCAATTTTTATTTTATTTGAAAATAATCAATTTTATTTGAAAATAAAATTGATTATCAAATATAAAGATATATGTATATTAATACTAATCAGAATCAGACATGGATCTCACTCAACGAAAACTTAACAGGTCAGAATGGGAATCCATTGAGGTTCCCGTTTGTAGCGAAGAAAAAGAGGTCCTGCAACTAATCGTTAATGGAACTTCAAATGTTAATATAAAATACAATAAATCTATTTCACTTATTTCATACTTGAAGGTGGAAAAAAATGCGGAAATGGAAGATTATTTATACAATAAATATTTTGATGCAAAATTAAAAAAAATAAAAACAGCCAGCGGTTCTAGTGGAGAAATATTGTCAATAAATGTAAATAGTAATCCCAAAATTAAAAAGGCGGATTTGTTTCGTCTTGAAAAAAATGAGGTGTCAAGAATTCCGGTGGTTTATGAAAATCTCTTGATTGATACAATTGAAAAAATGCTAAAATGCAAAGAGAAAAAAAACAAGGATTGGTTGCTTCACTATTTTACGCTATACAAAATGGATAAAAATACCATTACAAATATTAATAAGCACATTAAAAATCTGATTTCAAATATTTTGAAGAATTTTGAAGATGAGATTAATATGACTACTATGATAGAAAATTCGGTTGAATATATTGAAAAAAATGAGATGTTGCTAAGACATGCAGATATGATGCTATATGAACATCAAAAAGAGATATTTACACTCATGAAAAATCCGCATTTCAGCGAGCGTCTTGCAAAATTCAGGGAAGATCTGCAAAATGGTGTTTCACATGACGATGATGAAGATGAAGATAAGCCGACTACAGTTTTCAATCCGGATCTGAAAATCCCTGCATCAATTCCAAAATTAGCGCTATATATTGCTCCCACTGGAACCGGCAAAACACTAACACCGATTGGTCTTTCTCAAAATTATCGCGTAATATTTGTGTGTGCTGCAAGACACGTTGGATTAGCACTTGCCAAGGCATCCATTTCGGTTGGTAAGAAGATTGCGTTTGCATTTGGGTGTTCTAGTGCAGATGATATTCGGTTACACTTCTTTGCAGCAAAAGAATATACGAGGCATAGAAAATCTGGTGGTATTGGAAAGGTGGATAATAGTATTGGTGATAAAGTAGAAATTATGATTTGCGATGTGCGTTCTTATTTATGCGCGATGTATTACATGTTGGCATTTAATCCAGCAGAAAATATTGTTACTTGTTGGGATGAGCCCACTATTACCATGGATTGTGAGTCCCACGCGTTGCATTCATTTATCAATAAAAACTGGAGGGAGAATTTAATTCCAAACATGGTTTTATCGTCTGCCACATTGCCAAAGCTGCATGAGTTGCCAGATACTATTCAAGATTTTACTGCAAAATTTCCTGGCGCACAAATACACAACATTGTAAGCCACGACTGCAAAAAATCAATTCCAATTATCAATAAAAATGGGTATGTGGTTTTGCCTCATTTGTTGAGCGAGGACTATGAAACTATTTTAGAAATTGTGAAGCATTGTGAGCAAAATTTGACCCTGTTGAGATATTTTGATTTGGACGAAGTGATTAAATTTATTATATATGTAGAAAAAAACAACTATAACAGCACAAGCAGCTCAAAAATTGACAGAAACTTTGCGTCGTTAGATGATGTTACTATGCAAAATATCAAGTTGCATTATTTGAAATTGCTTGGTAAAATTAAGAGTGGAACTTGGGGGGCAATTTATACTACGCTATACGTTAGCAGATGCCGTCGCATTCCGCAAAATAACAGTATTGATGACAAGGGAAATACACTTAGAACAATTTCCAGTATTGGTCCCGGAATTCAAGCAAAATCATCTATTTCTCAAATTCACGAAGGAAAGCCGCTTACAAAAATGATGAGCGAGCAGATTGTGAGCACATCAACTCCTAAAGAACCAGAAAAGGAAATGGGAAATTGTGCTATTTATGTTAGCACAAAGGATGCATATACGCTAACAGATGGTCCTACAATCTTTCTAGCCGAAGATGTTGAAAAGGTTGCAAGGTTTTGCATTCAACAGGCAAATATTCCGAGTATAGCAATGGATGCAATTACAGAAAAGATTGAATTTAATAATCGCGTAAATGCAAAAATAGATGAATTAGAAAATGAATTGGAACATCTTGAAGAGAAAAGTGCCATGAAGGAAATTGTGACCGCCGGTGGTGCTAGTCATAATGGTAAAAATTATTCTAAAAAGGATGATAGTAAAAAAAAGAATAATATTCCAAATGAAAATAATAAAGATGCGAACAAAATAAATAGTGAATTAGATTCATTACGTTCAATGATTAAATCCGCTGAATTAAATGAGACATTTGTGCCAAACAAACAATTACATTTGGGAAAATGGGCTAAAACCTTGAAGACGTCTGCTGCTTTTACTAGTAATATTGACGACCAAATTATTATTGAAATAATGATGCTTAAAAATGTGGCAGATAGTTGGAAGGTTCTTCTGTTGATGGGTATTGGAGTTTTCACAAATCATCCAGATATTACTTATACGGAAATTATGAAAAAGCTAGCAGACACACAAAAATTGTATATGATTATTGCATCAAGTGATTATATTTATGGAACAAATTATCAGTTTTGTCATGGATACTTGAGTAAAGATTTGATCTTGACTCAAGAGAAAATGGTGCAAGCTCTTGGCCGCATTGGTAGAAATAATATTCAACAATCGTATTCTATCCGTCTCAGAGATGACGAACAAATCACAAAGCTGTTTTATGTGGAAGAAAACAAACCTGAAGTTAGAAATATGAATGTATTATTTGGTAGCGAAATTGTTGAAGCTGCCGCCGTATAAAATAGAATAAAATTAAAAATAAAAATAAAATAGAAAAAATATAAATATAACTGTATTATTTTTTTTTTGAGCGTGCGAACGAATTTAAACATAAACAACCATTCGGCTGGTAAATGCGGATCTGCACATTGGGCACGTGTTAATAGTTGGGTTAAACCCACATTCTGCGCATGCACACAAATGATTGCATGGCATAAATACGAGATTTCTCTCTTGCGTCATGCAAATTGAGCACGAACGGTCTGGGGATAGGTGAGTTGTTTCATGGTGTTCTTCATCGGGCGTTATATTTATTGTCATTGGAGGAAGAGGTCTAATATAAAATGCATTCTGATATATTTGGTTCCCATATTTTTCAATTAATGTAATATTGCTTGACTCAACTGCTTCTCCGTCTTCTGCTGCCATGCCTGTGGGTAAATTTTGCGATGTATGAACAAATTCAACATTCTCTAGATTAAAATCTTCTGTTACCTTTTCTCTCATGATATAGATGAATTGTTCTGTTGTCCAATTAACATCTACATCATATGTAGCATGATTTGTTGTCCTGGCAACCTTAAAATAAACGCGAATAATTGGATCTGTTGTCATCGTTGTAAGTATTTGATGATTACTATTTATGTTATATTTTGAAATCAATTTTTTATTGTGTATATTTAACATTTTTTAAATTAGAAAAGCTTCATCCGCGGATCTTTAATTAAATTATTTATATATATTATGAGAGATGAAATATATAAGTATTCAAATCCTGCTCAGGCACAAAAAATGGCTTACAAGTATTTAGGTAAGAAAAATGGTAAAATTTTTAGAAGCACTCGCAAGGAGAAGAAGTATATGATAAAAGATCCGAAAACAGATAAGTTGGTATATTTCGGTCAAATGGGATACGAGGATTATACCAAACACAAGAACAAAACACGGAGAAAAAATTACTTGACGCGATCAAGTGGAATGCGAGGTAATTGGAAAAATAACAAATTTTCGGCAAATAATTTGGCGATGCATGTATTGTGGTAAAAAAATATATTCATTTTACTTTAGTTTTCTTTGTGAAATGGAAACGAAATAATTGGAAAGGTAAAAACAGTTATTGTTGCCCATATTTTAAAAATAGTTAACGCGTCGTTGCAATTTGTTCGTTTTGTTGTAATTTCATATTCGTCATTTAAAGTTAAACTTGGATAATATTGAGTTGTTCTATTGTTTTGAAAAGGTAAAAGAAATCTGGGAGTCATATTAAATTGACTACTCAAAGAAATATAAGAGAGAAATAACAATAGTTTTTTAAACATATTATTGTTATTTGTTGTAAATGTTTTAAGCATTTTACACATACTTTACTTTGCTTCCGATGCATTTGAAATAGGAATTATTATATTTTAATTATTAAAAGATATATAAAATATAACACGATATATGGGTTTTAGTTCGAGTATGCGAGACCACCCATGCCACTCATGATGCGGAGGACGTTGTAGTTGGTGGCATAGACACGGACCTTGGCAGTGCGAGTGCCCTCAACGGTGGCGTTGGAGAGCACAAGTTGGAGTGTGGCGTTATCAATACGTGAGAAGTTGCACGTGCCTGAAGGTTGGTGTTCCTCAGGGCGGAGAGCAAAGGAATACACGTTGATGCCCTCATCGGGGGAGCGGGTGTGCGCCTGGTAAGGTTGCACCCACGAGAAGTAAGATCCTTCACGCTCAGAGAAGCGATCTTGGCCGTTGAGTTGGAGCTTGGCAACAACGACGGGGTTCTGGCCCCAACAGTGCATGTCCAAAGAGGTCTCAGAGAGCACGAATGTGCCGGCATCGGAGACAGTTGAGCCCTGGTTGTAGGTGTTGTTGGAGGGCTGTAATTGGGCAAGGCTGGTTAATCCAAGAGCAGCAAGGGTGGCGGCGTTGGCATCATTGGGGTTCAAGTTGTAACTGCCAGCGGGGACCTTGCCACCAAAGTGGGGCTCAGTCAAGGAGTTGTTGTAGACACCCCCGTGCCAGTATCCAGTGAAACCATCGGGAACGTACTCGTCCATGGCACCAGCGTCTTGGAAAAGACCACGGGCATCAATGAACGCGTTTGCACCCGCAAGCTCAGAAGGACCACCGAAGGAGTGGATGGCGTTGGGGAGGGCATCAATGGCATCAGTGTAGTTGAAGGGCTGGGCACCGAGCACGTTGAAGAGGGTTCCGTTGCAAAGAAGGGAAGAGCAGTAATCAACGTTTTGATCGGGTTGGACAACCCAGATAAGCTCCTTAACGGGGTGGTTAAAGTTGAGCTTGATCTTGTTGGAGGACGAACCGACCGACTCATCACCAGTGAATTGGAGCTGGGTGATGAGGTATTCGTGGGGGTTCTGGGCGAAACGTCTGCGCTCATCCGTGTCCAAAAACACGTAATCAACGTATAACGAGGCCGCAACAAGGGATTGATTGTAAGCGATGGTGGCGCTCACAGGGGTGCTCACCGCGTATTGGTTGGCGGGAAGGTTTTGGTAACCAGTAACGGCCGTAGGAGGAGCAGGGTAGCGGGTGGTGTTGCAACTCAAAGTGGTAACGGCCCACAAGCACTCATCAATAGGGCGGATATCAAGGTTAATCTTGACCTCGTGGTATTGGAGAGCAATCAAAGGAAGAGCAAGACCGGGGTTGGTGCAAAACCAGAATTGGAAAGGCACGTAAAGAGTGGTCTCAGGAAGAGCGTTACGGGGAGCGCACACTTGACGAGGAGCTTGAGAGTCGCAAGGACCATCAACATCCGCGAAAGAGGGATCCGTGATGAAGGTAAGCTGAGTGGTGTTACCAATCATCTTGAAATAACCGCGTTGTTGCTCCGAGGTCATTGTAAGTTGGTTCCAGATGTGCATCCAATCACCATATTGGCGGTCAATGCGTTGGCCACCAATCTCAACCTCAACTTGAGCGATGAGCTGTTCTCCGGGGAAATCTAACCAACGAGCATAGACCGCGTTGTTACCAGAGGTAATGTTGGCGGCACTGCCCATAAGTTGGTTGATCTCAGGAAGTGTGACTTGGAGATATGTGCGGTAGGCAAGATCACCATTTCGGCTGATAATGCATGTAACACGGCGGCCGAAATCAGCCTGGCCGTTGAAAGTTTGTTCAATAGATTCAATAGCAAAGTTTGTGTAACGTCTGTATGTGACTTTCCAGAAAGTAATTTGAGGATTACCAGTAAGGTAAACATCTTGAGCGCCATAAGCGACGAGTTGCATAAGACCACCTCCCATAGTTTATATTATTGCTAAAGAAAAAAATTTTTCTGATTTTAATTTAATTAAATTAATTAATTTAATTAGACAACACACTACAGTTTTACGATAAAATTTTATTTACGTCAAAATTACCCTTCATGAATGAAAGAAGGTATGAATCTAGTAAAATTTCCTTTTTTCCCTCGTGATTTTTTGTAAATATATAAGAATCATTTCTTTTCTTAATACTCCATCCATCGTTGATTGCGTTGAACAAAAATAACATTTTTTGAAATTTTATATTACTAATTTTAATATCATAATTTGCATTCCCAGGATTTTCAATATTCACCTTTAATTCAATTTCACTCATCTATTAAAATTCTGAGAAAAGTAAAATGCACTTTTAACTTGAAATTATATAATTTATATTAATAAGCAATTAAATAAAAAATGCGGATTTATATTAGATTACTTAATGCCATCGTTTAAGCCTAAATCAACAAAAAAAATTAAGGTAAATAAAAAAACTTCAACAACATTAGATGGTAAGCACAAAGAATTCGTCAATGAATTTAATAAGGATGAAAATGATAAGATACCAAAATTAAAAAAGGAAAAAATGGAAATTCAAAAATTATTGGAATTTAATAATGTTGAAAATACATTAACGATTGAACAGGTAATGGATTATCATGATAAAATTAGCGAAATCGGCAATGAAATTAAATCATTAAAGTCAAAAAAAATAGATTATTTTTTGGATAATTCTAAATTCATTTTTGATTATTTTGAGAATAAAAAAGACATATCTACCGGAAATACAGTAACAAATAAAAACAAAATGTTGGAATCATTTTTTAAAATAAATACAGATAATTCTAGTGTTATAGAAAGTAAAAATAATAATATTTTTCAAAAATATCTTAGCAATATTGATGAGTCGTTTTTAGATATTAATGCATTTTTGCGTCCAACTGATGTATGTCAATCGTGTTTTAAAGGTGAATTAATTCCGATGGATGATGAAGGTGTATTAATTTGCAACGTATGTTCTAAGAATATGCAATACTTAATAGAAAATGAAAAGCCATCATACAAAGAACCGCCAAAAGAAGTCTGCTTTTATGCTTATAAAAAAATTAATCATTTTAAAGAAATTTTGGCACAATTTCAGGGAAAAGAAACGACTCAAATACCCATTGAAGTTATTGAAAATCTGAAACAGCAAATTAAAAAGGAACGCATTGAATATTCTAAGCTTACCTATTACAAGACAAAAGAAATTCTCAAAAAATTGGGATACAACAAGTATTACGAACACATTAATTTTATCAAGGATAAACTTGGCATTAAACCTCCAATTATTTCTCAAGAATTGGAAGAAACATTGTGTAATTTTTTTATGGAAATTCAATACCCATATGCAAAACATTGTCCAGATTATCGCGTAAATTTCTTGCATTACTATTACGTTTTATACAAGTTATTTGAACTACTCGGAGAACACCATTATTTACCCGAGATACCCATGTTAAAAGATAGGGAAAAGTTGATTGAACAAGACACAATTTGGAAAAAGATATGTGAAGAACTAGATTGGGAGTTTATTGCAACTATTTAAAGCGGCACGCATTATAAATGCCAAGCTAAAAAATATTATTTATTTTATTATATATTTAATATATATTTAATATATAATATAAATGGATTTAAAACTTATTTTTTGGGTATTGTTTGGAGCATTAGCTGGCGCTATTCCCGTAACTCTTATAAAAATGTATACAGAATCAAAACAAAAATTTTTACTTTTTTTAAGTATTTTATCTTATATTTTAGCAATAATTAGTTATGTAAATGTTTTTGAAAAAGGTGATATTATTACTTTTTATATTATAATGAAAATATTATCAGATTTGTTGGTGATTGCATCTGGTATTTTATTTTTCAGTGAAAAACTAACCATCAAAAAGGGTTTTGGAGTATTGTTAGCTCTATTATCCGTATATGTAATTTCAAGTTAAAAATGTAAATAATACAAACACTTTTTGTTTATCGCCTCTGGAGTTCAGTCTCTTCCGACACGATAATCTAAATTTAATTTCTTCTTTTGCTTTTCTTTCCTTTTCTTGTTTTTCTTGATTTCTTTCCTTTTCTTGTTTTTCTTGATTTCTTTCCTTTTCTTGATTTCTTTCCTTTTCTTGTTTTTCTTTTTCCACCCGCCGCGTCCATTGATTCATCAGTCGCAGCACTGTCAATTGAAGTTTGCACCTGCGCTGCTCCAGGGGCTTGAACAAACCCTGCAGGCAAATCAGATAAACCAGATAAACCAGAATAATTTGTGCTATTTGTGCTATTTGGGCTATATGGTTCAGTTGTTGTATTGGCCGCATCACTGTCACCTTGTAAATCGCTCATATGCAATGAACCTTGAGATGAATTAATTTGGCTTCCAATTGAACTATCTTGGGCATCAGATACAGACATTTGGTCATCATCGTCTAAATAATGAACACTGTCATCGGCATTAGATACGGGTGATGGTGGAGTAGGTTGCCCCCCTCTATTTTTTCTAGTTTTTTTTACCATTTCTTTATAAAATAATGTGATATAATTAATTATCATATTATTGGATTGTTATTGCTACAACGGGCTAATTTAAAGCCCACCGGGGAACCCCACAAGATTGGCACCAATGCCAAATCCTGCACCAGAACGAGTGGTCACACCAATGCTGGGAACGTATGTGTCTAAAATGCTAAATGTAGCAGCGGCAGTTAATGCCAATAAGCAGATTTCTTCAATGTTCAAAGAACGTTTAGGAATAGCATATGCAGCAATTGCAACCATTAAACCTTCCACCAAATACTTAATGACTCTTTTGACAAGCTCAGTAATATCAAACATCTATATTAATAAATAAGAAAAAAATATATTATGCGATAAAAAAAACTTAAAATAAAGACGTCTTAATAATAAAATGGGAGCTCAGTCTAAACTAAAGAAGCAAGAAGATTCTAATGAATCTCGTGGATTTGAAAAGAAGAAAACCGATACGGGTAATATTAACCCTAAATATGTGGATGTTTTGGATGAAGATAAACAAATTGCAGGACAAAAATTTGTTTGTATTTCTTTTATTTCTCCTGAAAAAATTGTTAAACAAAAGGAGTTATTTCTTTTTGAAGAGTTCCTAAAGAAATGGGAATTTTCTAAAAGTATGGAAAAGTTTATTCAGTTTTTGAACTTTGTTAGTTACAAATACAAGTTATCGTTTGACGAGATTTCAAAGGACTTTAAGGAATTCTTAAGCGAAGAGCAAGAATTAATGTGCAAGGGAAACATGGAAGATGATTACAAGACTTTTATGGATCAAAATGAAGAAGAGCTTGAGAACGCTTTCAATCTTAAATACAATTTTCAAACATCTACTCGTGGAATTAAGATTCGCGGCGTGTATCCTACGATGGAAGAGGCTGAGCTGAGATGCAAGATGCTCAGGGAAATTGATGAAAATCACGATGTGTTTGTTGGCCCAGTTGGTTTGTGGATGCCCTGGGATCCAGAGGCTTACAAGACTGGACGCGTGGAATACATGGAGGATGAATTGAATCAATTGATGCATGAAAAGAATAAGAACGAGTCTTTTGCAAAGTCGGCGTTTGACCAACGCGTGAAAGAAACAAAGAAAAAGGCGATTGAAGAAAATATTAAGAATGCTGAAAAGACCGGTGCTACACTCACGCAAAATATTGACGCTGATGGCAATTTAATCGGCGTGGGCAACATGAATACTCAAGAAAAGACAATGAAGGACCAAGAAAGTATTTCTGCTGCAGATATTCGTGCTGAATTGTTTGAGGGTGAAAATATTATCATTGGTAAAACCGACAATGGTCAAAGTGAGCTTTTAAGTGGTCCATTTTCTATTAAGGCAAAGGAAGAGTAAAGCCAAGTAAAATATAACCAACAAATATAAACCGCAAATATAAAATATAATTATCTATATATTTTATATTAATGAAGAAGGGAAGGAAAACAATTAGAAGAAAAATTATTAAAGGCAAAAAAAGATATACTAGGCGTTCAAGAAAGATTGGCGGCCAAGAAGTTGTCCAACAAAATGTTCAGAATATAGAACAACAAATTGCATTTGTCAAAGAAAATGCCGAAGAGTTCTCAAAAATACAAATTAATCCTGCAGAATTTATTCAAATGATGCAAACTGTTTTAGAATATACCAAAAGTCATAATGGTGAATTACCGCCAGATGTAAAACAAACCGGAATAGGATCGGTTGCTTTGCTCCGACAACAAATCAACAAAATTGAAGACAAAATTGAAGAAATTATTCAAAAGGGTGGGTTTGCATTTTAATTGTTGGAATAAAATTAAAACTAATAGAGTTAAAAATCTTGTTTTTAATTTAATAAATCAAGATTTTCAAAAGCATGAATTTACCATTTGGTCTTTTTAACACTGATTTTGGGTCCTTGACCCCGCTTTTTTACATTATTTGGGTCATATTTCTCGTCTTCTTCATCCGAGTGTATATCTTTACTTAGGTCCCAGAACTCTTTTGATCCCAATTTGAAGTCATTATGTGAATCTGCCTTATACCAAAACACTTGATCGTGCAGTCTGTTAGATTTTGCGTTGTTATTTATCACAAGGCATTCAAAGTTCTCAGTGCATTGATCCATGACCTGACAAAAGGACTCAAATGTTGGAAACATTCCCGCATAGTTTTCGTAAATGCGCTTCCTATTTGCAATGTATGGTTCTCTCAAAATAAAAACATAATCTATGTTGGTTCTCAGTGTGGGGGGAATGCCTAGCGGATATTGCATTGTGATGATAAGCATGATCTTCCAATGTCTCCCGTTCATAAAGAGGAGACGCATCATTTTATCGCGAGTCCATGCACCATCATAAAGACAATCATCAAGAATAACAAATGCTCGCGGATCAATTGTGCTTCGTTTAAATGTCTCCATTTCCTTTTTAATTTGCTTCAAAACAGATTTTTGTCGCTTTAGAATATTTTCAATGATTGCAGTGTTGTATTCATTGTGAATAAATAATTTTGGAACCATCTTGCCATAGAACCCGTTACCTTCTTCAGTTCCTGCTACAACGACGCCTATAGGGATATCTTGATGATAAAAAAGTAAGTCTCTTACAAGAAATGACTTACCTGTATCTCTTCGACCAATTAGCACTACAACAGGACCCTTTGATTCATTTGGTTTAAAACTAATTGTTTTCATGTCAAATTTCTTTAGTTCCAGAGTCATATTATTCTTTGTTTAGAAAATTCATTTAAATCGGAATACGCATAGTAACATTGAAATGATAAATTTTAATTTTGAATTCTTAATTCATTTAGACAAAACTTCTAAAGTAAATTAGCAAATAAGTTAAAAATTAATATTATTAATATTTTATTTAGCTAATGGATAACGACACTCTTAAAATTAATTATGAGAAGAGAAAAAACGGCGATTTGTTCAAATTGCTCCAAAAGGAAAACTTGACTTTTCTCTCAGACATTCAAAACTATGCACCCATTTACAATAGGTTTTTCTTGTTAAATGATACAAATTACAACGCTGTAAATCTTAATCATAGTTGGTTTTTAACGGATATTAAAAACTGTGCAACTGATAATAAAAATTTATATAATTGTGTCATTCAAAACTTACACACATCAAAAACAAAAAAGAAACAATTATTTTTCAAGATGGCACCATTATTGGATCCATTCAAATATTTAATTGGAAAATATAATATAAATGATCCAACATTATTTAATTTGCCAAAATTAACAACTACAACTGAAATTGGAAATGTGCATCCAAAATTGTTAGATTACAACAATTCTGCTTATGTTGATGGGTTTTTTTCATTTCTCTCAAGTTTATTAATTCATAAATATAATTTCATCAACGGCGTTGATTATTATGGGTCTTTTCTTGGAATAAAAAAACATTTTAAAATAAATGTCATTGATGACTTGGATTATCTTTGCAAATCAGAATTTTTTAATAAAAATAAAAATATTAGTTTTCAAGTAGATGATTATAGCTTTTTATATGACAATGAAGACGAAAAAAAATTAGCACCTATTAAAATAGACCATAATATTAGCAATAAATCCTCCCTATCTATCAAATCAATTGATAATAATTTATTTGGCGATATTTTTATAAATGACGGAGAGAATACAACCGAAAATGAACTATTTACATTGGATGATCTTAAAGAAAACTCAATTGAATTAGTTGATTTAATTAATTCAGACAAATTCAATACCAATGAAATAAAAGCAACTACTACAATTAAATCTAATTCAACATGCTCATCAAGAACATCTCATACATCTGATAATGACAGCGCGGCCGATTCATGCAATAATTGTGACGAATCGGGAGATGGAAAAAATAGCAAAAATGATGAAAGCAGTGAAGAAGACAGTGGCGAAGCTAGTGATTATGATGAAGATAGTGAGGAATGCGAAGAAGAACACATTGATGCAACAATACCAAATTTTCCAGTCCAAGTTATTTGCATGGAAAACTGTGAAACTACATTTGACGACCTCATTGTCAATAATGATTTAACTCAAGAGGAATGGTTTTCTGCATTAATGCAAATAATTATGATTTTAACCACATATCAAAAAGCATTTTCATTTACACACAACGATTTACACACAAATAATATCATGTATAACACAACCGACGTTAAATATATTTATTATTGTTATAAAAAAAATCATTATAAAGTCCCTACTTTTGGACGCATATTTAAAATCATTGATTTTGGAAGAGCTATATACAAATTTGACGGGAAAATATTTTGCAGCGATAGTTTTCAACCAGGCGCTGATGCAGCAACACAATATAATACAGAACCATATTTTAATGACAAGAAACCTCGGTTAGAACCAAATTATAGTTTTGATTTGTGTCGTTTAGCGTGTTCTATTTTTGATTATGTTATTGATGATTTGGATGAAATAGAGGATTTTGAAAAATGCGACCCCATTGTTAAAATAATTTATGATTGGTGCTTGGATGACAGTGGTATTAATATACTATACAAGAACAACGGTGTTGAGAGATATCCTGATTTTAAATTATATAAAATGATTGCAAGATGTGTTCATAATCACACACCGCAAGCCCAACTTGAACGAACTGAATTTAAGAACTATATTGTATCTAAGAATAAGGTCCCATCTGACCAAATAATTATTAACATTGACTCTATTCCATCACTTTCTTCTGAAAATGTGTAAAATAAAAAGTTATTTTATATTTGTTAAATAAAATGACTTCTGATGATTTTGGATTTATTATTACAAGACACGTAAATTCTGAAATAACCAATAAATATTGGAATGAATGTGTCCAATGCATTAGAATATGCTATCCTTTAAAAAAAATTATTGTTATAGATGATAATAGCAAAAAAGAATTTTTGAATGCAGACCGTGAATATGAAAACGTAGAATATGTAATTTCAGAATTCCCTGGACGAGGAGAATTACTTCCGTATTATTATTTGTATAAGAATCATTATTTTGACAATGCTATTATAATACACGATAGCGTTTTTATTCAAAAACGAATAAATTTTGAATATCTAATACAAAAACGAGTGCAAGTGCTACCATTATGGCATTTCACTTGCGAAAAAAAAGAAAATTTTCATATAACAAAAGGATTAGTGGCACAACTTTCAAATAATTTTAATATTATGAATACTTTAATTCACGATAAACAATATGAAAATTTGGGGAAACTTAATAATGAAGTATGGAATGGCTGTTTTGGCGTTCAAAGTTTTATAAATCGCAATTTTTTAATCGGATTGCGGAATAAGTATAACTTATTTAACCTTTTAAATTATGTCACAAAACGGTCGGATAGATGCTGTTTAGAGAGAATTATGGGAACAATTTTTTTTATTGAATATTTAAAATCCATAAATCAACATTCATTGTTGGGAAATATTAGAAATTATTGTCAGTGGGGATACACATATAATGAACATTGTGAAAATGTTCGCAACAAAAAAATAAATACATTACCTGCAATAAAAGTGTGGAGCGGGCGTTAATAACAAATATAATATATAATATAACATTCTGAAATTTACAAATCAACAGAGCACAATGCATCCATATGTCGCATAGTATAAATGGGCTCCTCTTGATAAAGTTCGCATGTTTCGCGGAATTTAAAGCTATCAAAATGAACTGCGTCAAAATTTTCATATTGATAACCAAATACGGAACCCTCATCTGCTTTTATGTGTTTTCCATTTTTTGTAGTGCTCAAAATTTGTAAATCTGCGGCCCTAATTCCAACGCCCTTGCATTTAACGTGAATCAATCTATCAGATTTTGGCAGATACATATAATATTCTGCGCCTGTTTTTAGAAATTTGTCGACATTACGGTCTTTATTTATTTTTATTAGACCATTGCAATTGGTTACAAACAATGTTTCCTTTTTTGAGTCTTTTGCCTCCATTGTATTTGATGATATGTTAATATATCCGTTTATTTTATAGTTCAATTTTTTTATGTAACGCCTTTTTTTGGCGACTGTAAAAAAAAATTGAAATGCTTTTTCAAATTTTTGGTCAAGTCAAAAACCCACATCAATTTTAACCATGAGTT